ATGCGGCAGCCAGTTTGGGATCCTGTGGCGGTTTTGCACCAGCAGGGGCGGCAGCACCGGGTGTGCCAGGTTGTGCTGGGGCGCCAGCAGTAGCACCTGTGCTGGCCACAGGTGGCAACATGGTTTCTTTTAGTCTGGCACTCAAGGCCTGCTCCATCATTACCAGTTGCAAATACTTGGGATTGGTTTCACTGCTGTGACGGGCGGTTGTGCCGCGGTGTTCTTTCAACACACCTTGCACCTTGACCAACATCACCTGAGTTTGATTGCGTGACAATTGATCAAAACGAATACGTGAACCAAAGTAACTTTCGAATACTTTGGCAATTTGTTTACTTGGCTGGGGAGCCGCTAGTTCTTGCAGTTTCATTATTGAATCCTCTAATCTGTAGATATTTAGCCCGATTTACACAATTTTCTAATTCTGCGTCAACAGAATTATACAGGTCTATTTTGGGTTGAATTTTCATGTTTATGATTTCATAAAAATTCTCATGGCGTCCACGTTCGCCCACGGTCTTGCGACAGTATATATCTGCCGCTAGGGCCTGTTTTTTACGGTCTAACACCAGTATCAAATTGCTTAAATTATACTGTTGTTGATGATCAGCAGTACACCAACTCATGGCTGATTTTTTACTGCTGAAACTGTGTATTTCTCTGTCCCATGTGCTCACACAGAATCTTGTGTCACTGGCTTCAATACAGTATTTGCCAAAAACCACAATGCCACCTGCGCCATTGTCTATTATGATACTATCAATGTTGCGTTTGAGCTCACGTTCAGCCCAGGCTTCTAGTTTTTGTTCTCGGGTCATTTTATTACATAGTGGGAGATCATATATCCCAATGCTGCCATCAGTACTCCAATGGATCCCACGGCCCAGTTGAGCAGTTGATTGTTGCGCTGATCGTTCATTTGAGTCACGGTTTCATGTATTTCTCTAGCAGTTACGCTGACAGAGGCAACGTCAGTTTCCAGATTCTCTAGTTTGAGTTCCAGGTGGCGATAACGCTCTGCACACAGTTCAACGTGTGCTTCAAGACTTTTCTTTTCGATATCAGTTGTGTCGGCCATGATTACTCCAATGCATTATTTACCGCAATGAACCAAATGTTTTGATCTTCACCGTCGGTGGTGATTGTAGGAGCCAAACTGGGTTGTTCTGTCAGGTTCAACATCATGGGTATTCCTTCACAATCAACTCTGAGCCCGGCCAGAGGATCAGGGTCTCCATGCATTTGGAATACGGCTTCACTTTCACTTCGAAATTCAAATTCCCATACCCCGGCTGTTTCTACAGGTACAGTGAGATCAACAGGTTGTGTTCGCAGGCTTATAATTTGTAGCAGTGTTTCCCAGTTGCGTTGTTGGTTGCGCGAATGATTCCAGTCCGGCTGATTGCGTATGGTTTGTCCGGCACGATCCACAAACGGAATTTCACTTGATCTGTAGTGTCCTGTCACACCAGTGAGACTGCAATCAAAAAGAGTACGGCATATGATCTTCATTCTATGAGTATTTAATGCCAAAAAGAAACCCTGGAGTTTTTACGTCCAGGGTTGGATAATCGGAAAAATCTGATTATGATGCTGTGACTGTTGTGGAGGCCAAACGGAAACCAACGTTGGTCACAGTTGCGCCTGACAAGTCGTAGCCACTCACTGTGCCCAGAGCACGTATCTGTGTTTGCAGTGTGGCCGCTGTGTAGGCCGCTTGTGGATACACTGCCACCGAGAAGTTGGTGACGTTGGCCGTAGCTGCCACTTGGTACATGGCCACTGTGGCGGTTAGTTGGATAGACTGCAACAGGGACTGTAACATTTCGTTTACGTCTGCTTCGCCGGATGGATCTAGACCCAAGTCGCAACCAAAAAAGTCCAGTGATGGACCCATGAAATTGGTTGGTATGCCTGCTAGATATGTGGAACTGTTGACTGAACCATTGTAGGTATCAGTTGCAAATACTGGTTGTGAACCACCGCTGGTAGTAGTTAATGATGCCATGATAAATTTCCTTTAAGTTAGTGGTCTCTATGGACCTGCTTTTATTTAGTCAATTTGGAAAAATCATGCCTGTTGCGGATTGTTCCTCTGACGATTTTGTGCCGCAAATGCATTGGGATCAAATCTATTTACTGCTTTTGCATAGCCCACAGGAGTGGCCATGACCCAGCCTTCTTGCCCTGGGTATTCGGTATCTGCTTGACGCAACAGGTGCATTTTGACGTTGTGAAGCAAGTTAAATGCGTTGAATGCGGCTGCCAAGGCAGGTGTATTGGATGTGGGGCTGTTCAAGTATTCCACAATGTTGCGAAACTTTTGTGGTGTTACTTTTGTTTCTAACCAAGTGCCAAATTCAGGCAATAGTGTGGCACCGTTGAGTGGACTACCTACTTTGGTGTTGATAAAGTCCACACATAGTTTTGCTAGATCTGTAATCTTGTGTGCCCGCAATTCTGTGGGATTGAACAGCGTGTCGATTGCTCGGCCCTGAGACTTAATCAGTTGTTTGAGTTGCTTTTCAGCCGTGGTTTCAGTTTCCAGTGCTCGAGGACTTGCTGGCCTCTCCAACATCAAGCCCGGCACTTCGTTAAACTTTACTCCACTGAGTGGTTGACGTGCATCACCTGCATCTGCATACATTGAGTGAATGGCAATGCCAATGTTGGAGTTGCCAATACGTTGTCCCAGGGTGCTCTTGACTGGAATTCGGTATTCCACTGTGTTGGGGCGGAACACATAGTTGCCTGCTTCCACAGGCGGTGTTGACATGTACAACAAGTCGCCTTTGACATAGCCGCGGAAGTTGGGTGGTAATGCGGCTTCTAGTATAGGAAACAATGTGGCATAAATTTGAATCAATTCTGTTCTGTCACCCGAGCGTCGACTCTGTATGTCAGCCATCATCTGTGGACTTGTGGCAAGACCATCATATCCTTTGGCTTCAAATCCCGAACCATCTGTTAGCACAAACTCACCTGTGGCAGGTTTACGACCAAATATCACAGCAGGCTTGCCGTCCCACTTGGCGGTGACTGTTCGAGGTTGTTGTGTGGCATGGCTGACAATTTCTAGTGCGTCTTTAATACCTTGTGTGCCACGACGGAACACTAGATCTTCCAGGTGTTCAATACCTTTGGCTCTGCCGCCAACTCCAGATTCCTCTGCTTCCACAAGAGCAACATAGCCCCGGTTCACAATACGGTCACGTAGTCGTGCTAAAAAGTTGACATCACTTTCTGCCACACCTGTTTCAGGTTCTTTTACACCTTCACGTGAAATGTATTCACGGAAGTCTGCTAGTTTGGCATCACGATCAGGATCCATTGCCAGGGCTTTGTAAATGCTTTCCACAGTCATTAGTTGATTACGTTTGTATTGTGGGGCAAGCATGATACCAGCGGCCTGATCAGGATCCATTGTGACTAACTTTTCTGTTTGGCGACTGATGATCCCTTGGCCGAGGCCTTGAGTCCCAGTGCTTTGGCAATGCTTGACATCAGTACATTTCGGAACACACCTTTGTAGGCTGATCCTGTGCCTCCGCCCAGCCAGAATGTGCCCCATTCTAAATTGGGCATGAACATAAAGTCTGTTTGTACATAGCCCCGCTTGGGGTCACCTTGTATGGGTGTTTTGAAATGCACTGCTTCGCCTGTGAGTCGTGTCCAGTCTCGGGGATCTTGTTTGTTTTTTATGGCCCAGGCATCCAGTTGGCCCTTGAGTTCAGCCTTGGTTATTTCATTGGCATCCACGGCAAGATCTAGGTCACCAGAATCAGGTTTCTTACCTGTTGAACCCAACCACTTGACGGGAACACCTGCTTCATCTCTATCATGTGATAAATCAAGACCTGTGACAGTTTCCAACCAGGCCACTGTGCTGGCAATGTCCCCTTGTTTGATGCGTTGTGTTAGTGGCCGACCTTGTGCATCTTTGAAAACATTGCCACCTTCGTTGAGATAAGTCATTACCATGGGATTCCATTTTCGTCGGCGGCTTGTTTGTGAGTTGGATTGTTTGCATCATATTGCATGTAACCTTGCCCAAAATTAATTTCTTTACCTCGGGTGCGAGGATTTATTTGGAACTGTACTGCACCAACACCGCCACTGCCGGCCGCGCTGCCACGTTTGACATCATATGCTATGATGTTTTGTGCCGGTAGTATTCCGTTGCCCACCAGTTTGATCCAATCCGGGCCCATATTTTTGGGGTCGGCGCCTTGTATTTCGGCTTGATAGATAGCGCCTATCATTTGTGTGATATCTGCAACCACATCTTGTATGCCTTGTTTGGCCACGGGATCTTTGATACTACTGGCCAACTGTGTGTATTCTCTACCCAGCATTTGATTGACCAGCATGTGTAACTCTTGTTTCAATGCGGCCACACTAGGTTGAGAAACTGTTTTGAGACTAGCCGGCGGATTGCCATTGGCATCTTTGCTGTTGGCCAGGAAATTCTGTACTGTTTGAGCCCAAGAAGCCTGCATTGTGGTGGCCAGTTGTTTGGCCATGGGGCTGTTGACCATGCTCTTGAACATGTCATCACGACTCATTGAGGTGCCACCTTTGCCCAGGACATCTACCCCACCAAAGGCCTTGCTCATTAGGCTTTTGCCCAATGCACCTAAAGTGCCACCAGCCAAGGCCGCGGCGCCACCTACAATTTTTCCTGGAACGCTGTTGGCAATAGCACTTCCTACAGATCCGCTGGTCTTGGCCGCGGCAGAGGGAGTTGCGGTGGCGGTGGCACCAGCAGTGGCTGATCCACTG